ACATAGTGTCAGGATCCTCCGTCCATCCAGGAAGCCACGATACCACGGTATCATCCGGTTTAGCTGTAATAGATGCTGTAGCCGGTCCACCGCCAACCTTTTGAAAACGATTTGGATTTGCCTGGATAGCCTCGTTCAGTTCAAACCACTGTAATGGTTTAGGCATTCTACTTTATTCCTAGTAGCTTTCTTGATTCAAGTTTTAACTTGTTAAAAGTTGACGGCCGTGTATTATCGACCCTAAGTAAACAGGATGGATTTTCGTCGAAAGGACTTCGACGACCTCTTGGCGCTGGCAAAAGTCTGGAAGAAGACACCAGATGTCGAGCTTGAAACTGCAGTAAAGACTCTTGACCTGACGGGGTGGCAAGATATTATTCAGGGCCTCCGGGCCCTTGGGATGCGCGAGACATCCCAGATTGTGAAAATGACGGTAACTGTCGATAACAATGTCCGGTTTACTCTGGAAGGAGCCGGAATTATCCAGGCATACTGTGAAGACAACAACATGAGCAATAAACCCTTCATTGCTATGCGGAAAGAGACAATTGAGGGTGCCCGCCCTCTCGAAATTCCGTTCTATAGTATCCGGGCCAAGCTCAAGCGGGAGACGCCTCTAGCTGTAGATGATGCAGTGATCACCGGTCTTCTGAGTCGATGGGCATCGCTTAACAAGTATTTCCGTGTTATCCAGCGGTTTGAATTTGTTGCTCCCGACAATCTCGGTATCCGGTTTGATATCTCAATTGTACGATCTGGCGGTGCACGTACATTTCAAGAGGCCCGTGTAAATTCTGCACTGTCCACGTACGAGGCCGAAGTGGAACTTGTAGCCAGTCGTGATTCCATGAGTCCCGAAGCCGCCACATCTCTCATGATTCGTGGTACCAGTTGGATGCTTCAGGGTCTCCAGCGTTCTTATGTCTTGACTACGACTGGCCTGAGCCGATTTGTCCAAGAAAGTCTGGCCACAATCTTCAAGACACGTGGATTCAGGTATCCCGGTCCTCAGCCGGCCACTCTCGAGCGCCGGAATATGGAAGAGCCCGAGCCCGGTGTGCCTAATTTGCGGTCCGGCTACAATGTGACTGACAAGGCCGATGGACTCCGGTGTCTCCTCTTTGTAGCTGAGAAAGGCCGTATCTTTCTTATTGATGGCGGTGGGCGAGTCTACTCTACTGGAAAGGAGGCCGACCGTTCTCTCGAAGGACTCTGTTTGGACGGCGAGTGGATTCGGAAAGATCGGAAGGGTTCCGTTGTATCGCACTACTATGCATTCGACATCATGGCTCTCAAGGGTGACACGGGAGTAGCATCTTTGCCATTCATGATTCCTGGTTCAAAGGCTCCAACGAGACATGCCACACTCGCCACGGCAATTACTGGTCTTGGCACAGCAAGACAAGTCGTAAAAGTTCCGGCCAACCATGAGCTCCAGATTGGTATCAAGGCATTCCGCACGGCTCCTAACATCTTCCGTGACGCCGCCGCGATAGTTCTCGATGATGCAAAGTCTACTCCGTATACTACGGATGGTCTGATCTTTACACCAAACGAGGCCCCGCTACCTCTCGGTCGTGGATCATGGTCTGCCCAGCTTAAGTGGAAGCCCGCGAGTCATAACACTATTGACTTTCTGGTCATTGTAGACAAGGAGCGGGGAGCCGATGGTTCTCCGTTGCCGGTCGATTTGATTACGATTCGTGACACAAAACGAACAAAGGCATTGCGCCTCTTTGTAGGGTCCAAGCGAGATGCGGCGTTTGCCGATCCGCGTAAGACTCTGACGAGTGGAGAACCTCTGCCTACATCTCTAGATGGCGGTGAATACCGCGCTGTTGAGTTTAGACCCTCCGAGCCACGTGATCCGATGGCCGCTATCTGTTATGTGGCGATAGGGGGGGACGATACTATTGTGTGCGACTCGGGAGATCTTGTTGATTCTAACATGATCGTCGAGATGGCCTATCATCCAGAACGGGAGCCGGGCTGGCGCTGGGTTCCCATGCGTGTTCGGCATGACAAGACGGAGCGTCTGCAACGCGGTATTGGAGGCACAATGAATGCAGACTGGGTTGCAAATTCTATCTGGTCTTCTCTGCATAATCCAGTCACGGAAGATATGGTCAAAACGGGTGTGATCCAGGAGTGTATTCCGACAGGCAGTGGACCTACGTCCACTGTATATTATAACCGAAAGGCACCCAAGCGGGATCTCATGAAGACCCAGTGTCTACGCAACTTCCACAATGACTACATTAAGCGCGACATCCTTCTCAAGAAGACTCTTATGGCCGGCGGGACTCTGTGTGATCTTGCTATGGGCAAGGCAGGTGACCTTCATAAATGGGTGGCCCTCGGTGCATCTCACGTCTTTGGTTGTGACTACGCCGCCAACAATATCAATGATCCTCAGGATGGTGCTTATGCCCGTCTCTTGACCAAGAATATTGAGCTCGGTAAGCGTCTGGACATGGTCTTTGTCCAGGCCGATGCCGCCGTTCTATTGAAAGATGGTTCGGCCGGTGTTACAGCCGAGGACAAGACTATTCTCCAACAGGAGTTTGCTACTACAAATGGTTATGACGTGGTGTCCTGCATGTTTGCACTTCATTACATGTTCCGTGATGAGGTTACCTTGCACGGATTCATTACTAATCTGGCCGACACTGTCAAGGTGGGCGGTTACTTTGTAGGATGCGGTTTTGACGGTGATCTAGTAATGTCTCTTCTGGCCGACAAGGATTCTGTTACTGGGCGCGATGGTGACACAGATATCTGGACTATTACGAAACGGTATCCGAGTACTGGTCAAAACACTGGTCTTGCAATAGATGTGGACTTTATCAGTATTGGTGAGACACACCAAGAGTTTCTGGTATCCTGGCCCTATTTGCAAGAGCGACTAAAAGAGATTGGTCTTGAACTTCTGACACCTGAAGAGCAGGCTTCTATGGGTCTGACTGCATCGACACAGTTATTCAAGGATGCTCTTGAGACTGCTGGGAAACGCTATGACATGACTGATGCACTCAAACAGTATTCATTCTTGAATCGGTGGTACATTTTCAAGCGCATAGATGCAAAGAGGCCGGCTCCTCTGAGCTACGAGGCCCAGGCGAGACCACCGGTCTTAACTAGCAGATCTGACGGTCCAAAGGTCGAGGTCGACGGTCCAAAGGTCGAGGTCGAGTCCGACGTACCAAAGATAGAAGTTACGGAGATTGAGGTAGCAAAACCATTTCTCATTGATCCTAACATGTCCGATGATCGTCTGGGTCCCGAATTCATGGACTGGCCCAGATATCTCACACTTGGAACACTGGTTCCCAAGGGAATCTTTGATAAAATAATTAAGTCCGCTGGATCTGTTGGAGGCGGTGTTGCTCCTATACAGGATGGTCCGCGTACCGTTTATCCGAGTGTAGAGGCAGCGATTGCTTCTGCCAAGTATCAGGTAGCAACAGATAAATCCGAGCTTGGTCCCCAGATATTCAGAATAGAAGGTCAGCTTCATCAGAAATTCGAGACCGAACGCGAACGTCTGCGCGGAAACGATGCTGGTCTCAAGAAGACAGTAGATGATCAGGTAGGACAAACTAGGACACTTTCTGGTCCCGCTAAGATGAAGGGTTTCAAGGCTGTCTGGGACAAGGCAATGTGGGATACGGAGAAAGAACGGGTCTATCGAGTCTATTTAGCAGACCGATACATGGTAGATGAGCGATTCCGAGAAATCGTGGACCGTGTGACGAAACTTGCTAAAGAGAATCCATTTGTGTCGGCTGACGGGGTTGTTCATCCTGAGCTCATGTTAGTCAATGGGACTGAATATAATGAGCTGGGTGTTGGATACAAGGATGGTGTGGTTGTAGGAGGTGATAACAAGGTAGGAAAGTGGTTTATGGAATTGGCTGCTGAATCTTAAAAAATAAAGCCATAATAGATGGCAAAAACACGAAAACGGGTGCACAAAAAGTTAAGGTCAAAAGCCAAGAGCCGAAGACTAAAGGCAAAAAAGGGCCAGCGCGGAGGATTTCGCGAAGAGTGTCATTATGAAAATAGATATCCCGAAGAAGATACCAGTCTTCCCATTACATGGACAGACGAAGATGGGAATGAGTATGACCTGGAAAACATAGATGAACTGCCAAATTATGCGCAACGTGGTAAGTTAGATCTTGGACGAGAATATATCTGGGTTATTACAACTGAAGAGCCCTGGGTAATTTATTATACTGATCCAAATCCTGGTGATCTAGAGCCTGGCGAAGAAAATTATTTTTCACCAGACGGGAGTTCTACAGACTTTATAAAACATAGCCAGGTTGCATTGGGCATGGATGTCAAGTGTGCAGGGACCTTTGTTGCCGAGAAACAAGGAGGATTTACTCTTTATATAACAAATCAGAGCGGTCATTATCAACCGGAATATTTTTGTTTAGAAGATGAAAGTAGTTGGAATGGGGAAGAAGATGATGATAGAGAACCATATGATGCATTAGAAGTTTTTCGGTATTATGGATATAAAAATCTTGTTGCTAATTCAGTTTAGACTTTCTTTTTCTTTTTCGTGTTCCACCTCTCGCATTAATTTTTTGATAAAATGCATTAAAATCTAAATATATGCGACCATTTCCATCATTTGCAATCCATTTCTGTGCAGGATTCCTTTCTCTCATATTATTATTGACTTTGTTAATATTAGTCCATATTGTATCTAAATTATAAACTCCTTTTAATTCGGGATATGTTCCAGGTGGGAACCGAAAATTTGTATTTTTAGTATTTAATATATATGCATCATAAGGAGTTAGTATATTAAATCGTTTAACAAGATTTACTAATTCTTTTTGTTTATACTCTATACCAGTATATACTGAAGTATTCTTAGCAATAGATATAACACTTGCGAGTGATTCTACAAAAACAGCTAAATTATCTAAAGATTGTGACTGCTGCTGCTGTTGCTGCTGCAAAGGAAAAGGCAAAGGAACCAGTTTGATATAATCTAATAATGCATACGCATTATTTGTACAGTCATCTGATATGTCTAACTGAATAGATTGATTGTAAAACATATTTAATTCATCCAATGTTTTACTTGCTTTTTCTGCATTCATGCACGGCTGTGATACCTTAAATTCAAACCATCGATATGGGCATCTATGTCCAGGGTTTTGATGTATTGTTGTATCATATAACCGAAATAGTAATGTCTTATGTGTTCCTAGGATAGACTCTCTATATTTTTCTTCTAACACTTCACAAGAATTTAATAGTGTTCGAGTATAGCTATATCCTCCTGAGTCTAGTAAACGATTTTTTAAGTTGGCCAGTTTGTTAAGAAGATCGGAATCTAATGTAAGAGGAATAGATTGTATTAATCGTTCTAGTTTATTTTCTGAAATAAGGTCCCCTAATGTATGAGATACACCTGGTTTTTCTTTGTACACTAATTTATTAAATTTATGTGCAACGAGAATTTTACGGGCTTCGACTATATGTCTTAACATAGTCCCTTATTTAGTACTAAGAAAGTTTTTGTTCTTATCTACGCTGATTCTTTCTGCGCCTTGTTCTTATCCTGGCCCTGCGACCGCCTGCTTGTACCTGTGCTTGTTGTGCTGCTAATAAATCCGCATATTCAGCACATTTAGGATCTTGAGGAACAGGAAAACTTCTAATAATGTCAGTAATAATTGCTTCAATACAAGCATTTTCAGGGTTTTTCTTTTCATATACAGCATAATATCCAGACTTAGCTTGGTAAAGAGAACAATCTTTTACTGTAGGAATGTCATAACAACATACAACTAATTGTTTAAATCTATTATTACCAGCTTCGTCGTCTCCAAATGGCATTGCATTTTCTTGTAAATTACGATTATCTACAGTTAATGGTGTAGTTTTAAATACATTACGGACTTGTTTGTATTTAGTTAATTTACTAGCAACATTTTCTACCATATCAGTTACAGCATTAACTCCCTGATCACGTCGGGCGGTTGCTTCTTGAAGGGTACCATAAAATTCAACAATTGTCTGATCAAGTTCGGCCATTAAAGGCCCCACATATATACGATTAAACGCATCTTTAATTCTACTCATTTGAGTATCTCCTACTTGAGCCATATCTACTTTAGTAATAGAATTTTGTCGGAGTTCTTACTTTTTGCCGTTTCCTTGTTTTCCCACCTTTTTGGTTTAAGTTAAATATTTCAGTTACTGTTCTTTTTTCACGTTGAGGTAATGTTTTAAGAATTTTTATAAAACGTTCCGTTCTGTTACCAAGAGGTTTAATATCAGTGGTAATATTTTCATTAAATTCATGATTAAACTCATCTTTTGATAATCCGTTATCTAAAATATATTTTAATTTATATAAATCTTCGATTGTAAGATTAACTATATTTGTCTTAATAACAGAAGCATAATTATTTTGTATTCGTTGTTGTGCGGGAGCTAGATTATCAAATCTAAGTAATAATTCATTAATATCTCGTAGTATATTTGCAAGAGAAGCTTTGGATTTTATTTTTTGTTGTAGTTTTGATTCTGGTTCTGGTTGTATTGGAGGAATATTTACTACAGTATTTGTAGATATTACTGGCTCTGGCCTCGGTTCTAATGGAGCTAAATATGGAGGAACATTTACCATAGTATTTGTAGAAATGACTGGTTCAGACGAGTTGAGGAGTTTGGGCCTTGGTTGTATTGGAGGAATATTTACTATAGTATTTGTAGATACTACTGGCTCTGGCCTCGGTTCTAATGGAGCTACATTTGGAGGAACATTTACCATAAATCTTTGTTTATGATAACAATCAGCATCAGATATACATAATCTAAACCAACGATGTTTACACACAGGTGTTTTTTTACCGTCAATAATCTGTGTTCTTTCGTATACATTCGTTGAATATAAGTCCGAAATTAAGTGTATAAAATCCTCTTTTTTTATTTTGATATCAATCAAATATTGAGAAACATCAATAGGCAAAGCTTCTAAGATTGTCATAATTTTGTTAAATCTAAATCTAATAAAATTATCAATAAAGTCTCTTTTGACTTCTAAAGGAGTAAGTTGATCTATATCAACACGTGTTTTATCAAAATATAAATTTTCAAAAGATCCTTGTAATGTTTCTGCAATTTTTTGTTTAACTTCATTCAGATTCATTTCCTTACTATATTCATCTGTTTTAGATGAATATAGGAATATGTGTATGTTTTTAATTGTGCCGGGTCCTGCCTCTACCTTTGCGTCTATTCTTGCGAGCACGAGTCCTGCGACCACCAGCTTGAGTAAAGTTAGCCCGATTAAAGAAAGCTTCAATATCTCCAGGAGGATTTTTAGTTCTTATTAAATTTTTTATTGCTAATTTAGATGCACCTGTAGGATTATCAAGATATAATGTTATAGCATTATCAATTTGATCTTGTGTATTTTGATCTAAGCTTTGATACCAATTTAAAAATCCTTGAGCCCCAACAAAATCATCTAGTGCTTGTGCTTCTGGATTCTGGTTAGGATTAGCACCGCCACCAGCACCGCCACCAGCACCGCCACCAGCACCGCCACCAGCACCGCCACCAAGAGGCGGGTTTAGGTTTGGCTGCGGAGGCTGCTGAGGACCAGGAGGGGGACCAGGAGGGGGACCAGGAGGGGGCGCCGCCCCCGCAGCTGCCGCGTTTCTAGCAGCTTGTTGTGCTGCAGTTCGTGCAGCATCATTTGGTAATGACCGTAAATATGCAGCCCATCCATCTACATTTGTACCGTCCGCACCCGTACCCTGGCCAGGATTTTGTTGACCCCATGCAACATATAAATCTTTACAAGTATTATTCTTATCTATGGCTAGTTTACCCGCAAGCACTTCTGGTATTAGACCTAAAATTGCTGTTACAACTATGTCAATCGGTTTTAATTCCCAATATTTAAACTTGGATTTTTTTGTCACTTCTCCATCTGCACCAATGACTTCATCGCAATCCTGAGTCTTAAGTTCATACATTAGAGTTAAAATATTTGGTATAAAAGGTATCTTAGTGGGACCAAATGGTTCTTTTGTTGCTTCCTTATAATCAGGTTGGCCTGCAGGGGGCGCAATATCTAGACGAGCATATACTGTTGCTTCAATGGTAGCTCTTAAATTCTGAGGTACCTTTGTGTTATATGCAACTGGTAATGCAGGTGCATCACCATTTTGTAGGTCTGGGACTGGGAATTTGTATACAAATCTATTATAACTTGGGCCCCCTGGTGGGTCAAGAATACCATATACAGTAGTAAATTTAGCTGTTAATGCAGTTTTTACTACTTCAGCACGTTGTGTCTCCGCCCACCTCTGTTCTGCAGCTTGTTGATTCGCAGCCCTAGCCTCCACTCTAGCAGGATTCAATAAATTTCTAACTCCAGATAAATAACCTGGTACATATGGCTTAGGCGGACCGGGCCTAGGAGGAGCTGCCATTCTATTATACATCAATAAAATATGACATCAAAAATATTCAAATAAGTTAATCAATGCTGGCTACTCTTAATAAACATCCGCTTGATGCCCGTATAGACTTTGAAGAAGAAACGCATACATACACAATTGATGGAACCAAAGAAGGTTGGCTAAGTTGTACCGGATTCCTCCATTATTTCTTCAAACCATTTAAGCCTGATGAAGTTATTTCAAACATGATGAAGTCACCCAAGTGGCCCCAGTCCAAGTATTTTGGAAAAACGCCGGAAGAAATAAAAAAACAATGGACGCAGACTTCATCCTCTGGAACACGGATGCATCTTGATATTGAAAATTTCTATAATCAGGCATTGGAAATACCTCAAGAAGGTCCCGAGTGGACTCAGTTTCTTGATTATCATGCTAAGATTGGTTCTCAGTTTGAGCCATATAGGACTGAATGGGTAGTCTTTGATATTGACCATAAGATTGCTGGGTCAATTGATATGGTATACAAGAAGCCAGATGGCACGTTAGCAATCTATGATTGGAAACGTGTCGAGGAAATTCGAACAGAGAATCGATGGGATCATGGTTATGGACCATTGGCCCATTTGCCGGATACTAATTATTGGCATTATACTATTCAACTCAATGTATACAAGTATATTCTAGAACGATACTATGGTGTTGTAGTCTCAGAATTAGCTCTTATTATCTTACATCCATCAAATCCTAAGTGGAAACGGTTGAAGTTGAATATTATGACAGAAGAAGTGGAGGGGATGATGGCTGCAAGAGCACGCGCTCTAATTTCTGGAGGAAATGTTAGCTTATAGTAGAATGAATATACATTAGCATATACTGTAGAAAATAAAAACTATAATCACATACCCCTTGTTATCCTATTTCCCTCCATATATGTGGGCTACAATTTGTATGAAAACAAAGATTAACCTTCTAGGGCTGGAGCTTCACCTACATTTGAATTTAAACCTAAGTCTAGTTCAGATTCTTCAGATTCTTTTTTCTCTGACTTGGGTTCGGATACCAGGGCCGAAAGCATATCGGATACTGCACCGAAGAGTGTTGGTTGTTCAGCCTTTGGCTGAACATGTACTGGTTCTGGTAGTTCAGGTGGCTGAACATGTACTTGTTCGGATTGTTCAGTTTGTTCAGGTGGCTCAACATGTACTTGTTCTGGTGGTTGAGCCGAAGGCTCAACATGTACTTGTTCGGATTGTTCGGATTGTTCGGATTGTTCAGGTAGTTCAGGAAGTTGAATAGCTACTGGTTCTGGTAGTTCAATTGGTTGAACAGGTTGTTTATCTACAGGAACAACTTCAGCTACAGGTACTGGTTCAGGTACTGGTTCAGCCAAAGGCTGAACTACAGGCTGAACTACAGGAACAACTTCAGCTACAGGTACTGGTTCAGGTACTGGTTCAGCCAAAGGCTGAACTACAGGCTGAACTACAGGAACAACTTCAGCTACAGGTACTGGTTCAGGTACTGGTTCAGGTACTGGTTCAGGTACTGGTACAGGTACTGGTTCAGCCAAAGGCTGAACTACAGGCTGAACTACAGGCTGAACTACAGGCTGAACTACAGGCTGAACTACAGGTATTGCTACTGATTCTGCTACAGGTACAGGTCCAACCAAAGGTACTTGTTCAGCCTTTGGCTGAACAACCATAGAATCCAGAGCCGTCAAAATACTCATGGGAAGTTCCGATAGACGGAAACGATAATTCTTACCTTTTGACAGCAATAGCTGTTTTGGACCCCAAAACACCGAATACAACACTAACGGATTTTTAGCAGAAAGAGTCGGTGAATACCATGCCTCTATGTTAGATTGACCACGTACAAATATTAGATTACTCTGCATGATATCCGCAATAAGTTGCCAGTCGGCCGATGACCAATCCAGATCTTTTGCCAATCCCCGTTTTTTATTTAACAGATCCCCCCATTCTTCCAGCGACTTACCTGTCACACCCGCAAATAATAAACCCCTCGGATCCTCTAAGTCTTCTGCAACAGTCGGCATCAAAAAACCTTTCTGTAACCATTCTGGACCCAGAGACTCCTCTACAAAGTCAATAACTTCATCCTCTGCACCTTCAAACTGCAACATCTCTTCAGGAAACATAGAGGCCCGTGGCCCAAGAATACCCAGACGTTCCATGATATCTTCTGAAGTCGAAGTCCGAGATGTTAAATACAGCTCATTACCTACGCGCACCGCTCCTTTTGGCTCTCTAATTGTCTTAACAGTCTCGTCCATGATTTCATGTCTCTGCCGAGCATATCGCAGAAGTTCATCACTGATTCGTGCAGTAAATACCATTGTTAATGGATTAGAACTCTCAGTTGGTACATGGATGAGACACCGGTCACCAGACCATTTACACGATCCAGCACATTTCTCTTCAGGAATAGACAGACAGTCTTCGCGCAAAATGGGCAGGGTTACTCGTTCTGAACTCTGAGTATGTATCAACCATTCCTGAATCTTGGGTTGCAAAATCAAGTCCAAACGTTTCCTTTTTTCATACAGAGGTTGTGGTCCATTAATAATACCTATAAGAATACGGCGCATAGTAGGTCCTTTTGCATCGCGATTGAGCCATCGACTCAAACTTAGACGAACAAGCTGATATGCCTCTTCGGCCTGTTCTTGTACCGATGACGTAGATTCTTCTAGAGAAATAACTGCACCTACATGTTCCGGTGCTCTTAACAGTATTGCATCCCGTTCCCATGGAAATGCATCCAATTGATCAATAGGTAAACTCGGAGACTGAATAGCTTCTGCCATAGTCGGCACCATACTACCCACCTCTGTCTTAAATCCAACTATCTGTGCCTGTCTCATTAGAAGAGCTACTGGGCGTAGACCACGGTATTCAGCCAAAGTCATATAGAATTTCTCATAAACAGACCACGGTGTCATAGGTATTTCATAAAGACGGCCCAGACCTTCTACCAAAAATCCATCGTCCAAACATGGTACAAAACAACCGTTTGGAAATACTAGACCGGCAAGACGATTACTTCTATCACGGATAATAGCCTGGGGATTCTTAGATAACAGAGCCGACAGTCTTGGTAGAGCCGATGTATCACGGTCTATAGTCCATACATGCGGGGGCGGAGCAGGTCGTGCACATCCTTTTAGAGATTGCCAGGTACGAATTAAATGATTTATAGAACTCTGTACCGGCTTTGGTAACGTTGTAGATGATCCAAAGAATCTAACAGCATCCTTTGTACCATTATACAATACCAAGGGCTCCCAGCTATCATCGCGTACATCGTGCCAGATAAATGATATCGGTACATCGCCAAATACAGGTGCTAAAGGAATCCCAAACGAGGGACATACGATTCTAACAGTGTCTTCCTCCTGTTCTAAGACAATGAGATGCAGACCCCGTGGTACTATAGGGCCCGGCTGGGCTAACATGTGTTCAATATGTCTGATATGTTTGGGTTGACTCGGATCTACAAGATATCGCAGATATGCGGTCCATGCACGATACAGACGAATAATGTGTCCACGGCTATCGGTATCTAGAACATAGCCATTCCTACTAGCAAAACCTTCTAAGACGCCTTGACTAGGCATTTCATTGTCTTTTGCAGCAAATTCAATAAGAAGTGCACCATAATTTGCTGCCTCGAATGATCGAACCAGACGTCTTGACAAAACATCATCGGCCTCTTGCAAACGATTCGGATTCCGCTGTCCCAAGAAAAGACGTAAGACTTGGCTGGCATTTTCCATGTCTACGAGAGGAGCCAGACCGGCAAACAGATTCATTCCTCGGCGACCACGCTGGACCTGTGTATCCACACCTACACGGACAAAGAGAGTGACATTGTCGGCAAATACGGACTTGATACCTTGAGATGTAAGAGCACGTGAACTCTGTTGGCCAAAGAATTCATCCAGTTTAGGAATGAGAAGCGCTATCTTACCGGCATCCAGAGTCTTATCATTGCCTATAATATACTGTTTATTCATGGAATGTAGGATTCCACGGTAATCTGTGACTTTTTCTTCGATTTCTTCAATTTCTTCTGGTGGCTCAGCATATTCTTCTTCTTCTTGGACTGGTGTTAGTTTACCCTTAGACATGAAATGTTTCAGAAGACGGGGTGTAGTATCACAGCAGGGAAGACCATAACCATTGGGATGCTGTGTTCTTGTCATTGTTCCGATAAAATTGTGGATTTTTCCGGTTGCGGCTTTTGGTTCACGGACAATAACGGATTCGCCGGCTTTAGGACTGTCCATTTGACGAATAGCACGTCCACCACAGAATGGACAGGTCTCAGGAGGCTTGGTAAATCCGCGACCGGCGGTTCCCATAAATTCTTTGGGCAGAAGAGGCAGATTATCATAATCGCACCAGAGCTCGGCACAGATTAAATAAAGGAATTGGCCGGCCTTGGACTTGTTCTCATATCCATAGACGGTCCACATGGGTTTCTTAGTAACAGGATCGACCAAAAAATACTCATCGGGGTATCGGCGTTTAGCACTGAACGTGGGATCTTGAGGAAGATCACTGGGTTTCTGTGGAGGAAGATCGACAAAACGGACTTGTTCTTGATAACAATTTTTTACACGGGCATACTCGGTCAGAGTCATAATATTTGGTTGGCGATCATCTCGGCGCTGGCAGGACTTACTATATGTCTTGATACGACCCGTTTTATCTGCGGGATAACCGAACATGGTCTTGTCATTCCGTTTGAGTTTGACCATGTACCAGTCATCGGCTATATCAAGAACTGTTCCGGGAGGTATGGGATTATGACCGCATTCATCTTCTACCGCTGCTATGGCAGCGGTTAAATCAGGTAGTGCTGAACCAGTATCTAAGATTATTTCATCTTCTTGTATTTCTGTAACAGGAGCAGGAGCAGGAGCAGGAGCAGATCCAGAACCACCAACACTTAATGGTTCTTCTAAACCAAAACCAAGTTCTGCTAATAAGTCTCCATAGTCTTCACCTTCACCTTCTTCCAAAGCAGGAACAGTTGCATTTTCTATTTCAATCAAAGTAGTAACAGCTTTTATTGCCGGTGCCGGTTGGGGTAAGACCAGATCCGTATCCGATGCACCCAAGACTACACCAATTACACTCAGAATCCGTTGTAATTCCGTGGCCGATGCAACATCTTGGATTTCTACACGATATTCCGGATGACTTGCATAAATAGCTATTGCAGCACCCGTATTACGCGATTCTGCCCGTTTTTCTAACCACGACTCAATCGTGGACTTAGCCACAGCTTCTGTTAGACCAAATCGAGTCTTTACGGCATTAACATATGCTTCCATTGATTTTTGTCCGCGTAGAATGAGTTGAGTAATATATTGGAATTGTATTGATTCGCTTTCATAATTGGATGTGGCCCGCCATTGGCACGATAATAGCGGACCTTCTATTTGAGGAACCTGTTCCAAGAATGGTGTTAGAGCCGACACACGACTTTGGAGCCGTGCCGCCGACAACGGTTTGGACTTTTTCGGATTAGGATGTATCCACTTATAAGTGGCATGAATACCACTCAGAGTAGCCTCGGCATCTGGTGCAAAACCCATATGGTCCATCAAAGATTTCAGAGCCTTTTCAGCTTCTACGGCTACCGGAAAACCATACGTCATGCCGCGTTGAGGTACATCAAGTCGGATATCACTTGTACCATCTTCGAATAAGTGTATCGTAAATGCAGTATCCGTCTGGTCAAGAGGACAACGGGCTACGACGACTGCTCCTTTAGTATTTGGTGCAGGTTGACTCAGATACTGTGACATAGTCTTCGGATCAGTTATCATAGGACTTCCATCAGGATGGAGGCCAAGTTTGAGTATAGGTGCTCCTGATCCTTTGACGGGATAGTATCTCATGTATGGTATTGTAGACGTAGCCTGGAGACTATAGAATGTCTTTTCCAGTGATTCCGGTTTTACTGTAGGAATAGGAAGAAGCCAACTGATTCTAACAAAAGAATCCATGATGGTTGATTCACCGGCTGCACCAGTGGCTAGACACCGATTCACAAATCCAATACGACCAGTTCTATCCTGGGAATATGGAACTGAGGCAGCATAGGACTCTTCCAAGACCTTGCGATCCGATTCTATGACTTGGCCCGGTGACTTGAGCCAAGGAAAATACTGTTGATAATAGCCTCCAAAGAGGCGATCATCAATTGTTGTTACGCGAAGTTCATCTAGTGAGATAACATCGAGAATTTCATTCGGTGACATGACGGATTCTAGGATGTGGGCGCCGGTCGTAGTGGGCATTACGGGTTTTCGAATTCCGGCATCATCAACGAGTGCAGGATTGGGTTCTTTATGGGTGAGAGGATCCGGCAAAAACTTTTGACCTGGCCAACTGAATTCAATAGATCTCATACCTTCTGGTCCTCGTATACCTACAAATGTACGCTCGGGTGCCCACCGGGGCTCTCCATCAAAGTGTATCCATATAAGTCGTTTCAAGTCAGTAACACTTAGGAATGGATATACTTCGAGACTTATAAGACCGTTTGATGTCCGTATCTGAAGAGAAGACCATGGTCCCTCTAAATTTTTTAATAATGGAATCGTAGTGACTTCCATCCTCTATTAATGTTGAACAACTTAGTATAAAGATTCAGAACTTCGTTCTGATTAAATGGATGTTCCAACTCTTGTCATCAAAGAAATTCCATTCGTATCCTGTCTTTGTGTAACCCAGAATAAGTTTGAACTTCTGGCCCAGGCCATTGATTGTTTTCTTTTCCAGAGTCATCCAGTAAAAGAGCTGGTTGTAGTCTATGAGTCTAACAATCCATGGATTGAAGAGATAAAGGTCAAAGTCAAGGCAGACTCTGTTAGATTCATTGAGGTTCCTATTGAACCCAAGAAGACTCTTGGTGAACTCCGCAACATCAGTGTTGCTGAGTCCCGAGGTGAATACATTATGCAGTGGGACGATGATGATATGTATCATCCTGACCGTATCCGGTT